CAAACAAATATAGGGTCGAGGACGGGAGGGTCTTAACCAAGAAGAAAGATTCACCTTTTGACTGTGAAAGGCTGTAATGCCAAGCAATCTGATGTGGAGAAACCGAAACTCTGTGACTTTTAGTAACTTTTAGTTCTAACCACAATGATTTTCCATCAATACAGATATATACGTCAGGAACGCCCCCACCAATGCGATTTTCAATACGATTTACAAACCAATTTTTAGGCAGATTCTTCTTCAGAGTGTTCCAAAATTGAGCTTCTGGCTGTAGGCTCATCTATTATCTCCCCTTCGACAAATGCTGTCGGGTGTGTTTTTCTTAACTCGCCTAGCCTCTTTTCAATTTCATCTCGCGACATATTTTCTATTGCATGGTAGTGATTTGTTTCTCTACGGTCTATAGTCAGGCCGCCCAGTGATGATCGAATCTTCTCAGCATTAACGGCTGCCGAAAACTGATTCTCTTGTTCTGCTTTGACAGACAGTTCTCGAAACCGTTTTAGTTGCCCCATTAAAGTTACACCATACTTTTTTTCTCGGTCTTCTCTTAACTCTTCGATATATTCAAGGACATGAGGAAACTCTACGCCATTTAACAGCGCATAGGCTTTATTCTTAGCAATACCGTTAGTATCTGAATAACCAGCCAGTCTAGCGCATTCAGCGTTGCTATGTGTTCCATCGACATAATGCCTAGCAAACTCCTTTTGACGATTCGTTAGCTTACGGTTATGAGTCTCTTCAACCTTATCTGCTATACGATCTACACGTTTTTTAAAGTAATCGGCCTTAGTCTTCTTCATGAGTATTCCTTTTGCTCTTTATATACCCCCAAATGTATTTTAATAAAAATTTTTTTATTTTTCAAAAGCTTCATCGGACAAAAAGTTACTTCAAAATGGGACAAAACAACTCTTTTTGGGACAAGTGGAACGAGCATTGGGACGGGAAACAGGGTCTAACTATCTGATTTATTTACACAATTATTTATCGTCCCACTCGTCTCACTTTTTTTCACCAAAAAAAATATTTTTAAAAGTAATTTGTGAAAACGGGGTATATATAGTGCAAACAATGTTTGACAATCATTTAATCCCATGTTTTAATATCCCCATGCCAACAAATACGTTCAAAGGAGAGAACATGAATAAAATTAAAATTACTTATGACTTACTTTACTTTCGTCTTGATACCCTTAACTTTTTAACACGATGGGTAGACGACTCTGCCGACTACTCGGCTTATGCGATAAATGAAAAGGGCGAATTAACTACTAACGACGGTAAGGTAATCGTTGCCACTGGTCTTAAAAAAACCGCGTTGTGGCAGTGTATGACTGATATGTGTAAGGGCGTTGTAACTCAAGGAAAATTAAAAGGCCATTTCGAAGGTCTTAATTATACAGACCTTGATAACCCTCTGTTGGCGATTTCATCATAGGGGGTTAATAATTATTCGAACAAATGTGGAGATGACTAATGACTGAAAACAAGTTTGACAGTGAAATATGTGTGGACTGCAATAAATCATGCAACTTTGGCTCTGGACGATATGTTAATCGTTATGCGGTGTTTAACGATGAGATTGAGGGGTGGCGATGCGGAATTTGTGCGGATGAACTAGATGATTATTTTGAGGAGATGACTAATGAATAAGAGCGAAGCGATGAATGTTATTTGGCGGATAATTGATGATTATTGTGAAAATTGCATTAACGACAGTGAGGACAGAGATGAGGAGATAGCACATATTCAACGAACTATGGATGTTATTTATGAAGGCTTGGGATTTGAAAAAGTAACAGATTCCAAAGGTCGTGTTTACTATTATGAAACGGGTTCATTACCCACAACGCTTGATGAGGCGCATAACGAGATTCATGAATTACGTAGAGATATAAGCAGACTTGCAGACGAAAACAGTGAATTTAAAAAAGGAGAAGACTGATGACTAAGAAAGAAAAGATATACAAATTACGAGTGACTAGTACGGAAGAGTATGAACTACATATCCGAACTACGGCAGAGGAAGATGAAGTTATATCAAGATGGCGTAGTTTTGATGGTGGGCTTTTTAATTGTACTTATAACCATGGTTGGGATTTTGGCTCATTAGAAGAGATTGAAGATCCAGAGGACGTGGATGACAATTACTGCGTAGATATGGAGGAATCAAAATGATGGAATACGAAGAACATATTACGTTTTCAAGTGGACATTTTTTAAGTGAAATGCTGCCTGAAGACTGGCATGAATGGGATAAAGAAAAACTTTATGAATATTGTGAAGACCACGTAGTAGAATTTTTAGAGGGATATGATGGTAAATACATTATGGACTTGATCGATGGTGCGGCTCATGCAACGCATAGTTACGTAATCCCTGAGAAAAAACTATTGGTTGAATGCGCTGAACATTTAGAAACGGTGTGTGCTAATGCGGACGAGGATTGTCCCTCTCGGTACAGAACTAAATGGTTCAATCCTTCATTAGAGGATGCTTATGAATTTCTTAATAAAATAAGCAAGGTCTTGAAGGTTGAGGAGAAGACTAACGACTGGGAGAAAACTAATGGTTAAATTATATTTACATGCGGTTGAAGGCGATTGTAGTGCGAGAGGCATGTGCGACTGGGCTAATATTTTGCCATTGAAAAATGATGAAGAAATAGAACTGGCTAAGGCTTACATTCGCAACAATATGGAGTTTAATTTTATTTACGCTGAAGTTGATATGTTGGTAAATAAACCATCGCTAGAGCAAAGAAAGGCTTTAGACGAACTATATGCAGAAGAGCATAAAATTTATAGCCAACTGAAAAAGAGAGGTGTTTTCGAACATAAATGGCATAGGCGCACAGAATGGAAAATCATTCCAGAATCTGTTATAGATGAAATAAGAGAACGAGAAGAAGATCAGAGGAGGCTATATGAACAACGTGCTTAACTTTAAAAAGAAACAACCAAGGTCATTGGATCATGATGCAATCACCAGAGTCATATCAGAGTTATCTGCGATTATGGGCAAGTCTTACACTGAAAGTAAATCTAATTGTGAGGACTACTACGATTTATTTTTGGGGGTATACATGGTATTTGACTGGGGCAGCGTAATGTTACGTATCGATTCAGAAAGCGATGACCCTATCTTAATCATAGTCAGTGATGCGTGGCGCAGAAACCCTTTAAATCAGGTTAAATTTAAAAAGATAACTAATCTGTTATCAGTATCTATTCAATTAGTGTAAGGAGAGACTATGAATATACCATTAACCATAGAGCAGTTTGAGGTAGTGGAGAAGGCCATAAACGATAGTTTGTTAGACGATCCGCCTATCGATAACATTAGGTTATTAGAGAACGCTCAGACTATTTTGCAAACGGCTAAAGCTAACCATCTTATGCAGCTGAGTGCTGACAGAGAAAAACATTTAGAGATGTGGGTAAAGAACAACATAAGCTAGGGGGACAACGTGGGACAAGTATTAGATCTAACACCTAAGATAAATTTTCGTAGGGTGGCCGACAAGTACAATCATTGGGAGGCTGTACCTAAACACATACGGCTATATTTTTATCTTAAGAGAGCGCGAAGAGAACAGTCTTTTATGAATGTTTTAGAATACATTGAAGAGAGTAAGTTATCCGAAACAGACATGGAAGAGCTGATGAAACTTGACGACAAAGATTTACTTAAAATTATGCAAGAAGACGAGCGCAAGGCTAGACCTATCGTTAAACTGATGGAACTAATGAAAGCGTTCGATCAATACTATGGCGACCAGTTCGACCACGAGCTTGTTGAAGAGCGTTATCACCAAGGTAAATTTATTTACGATAATGATTTAGGGTATTGGATAGAGCCTTAATTACTCTTCATAATCCACCCGAAAGATGGGGGTGCCTTCACCAACGTAGGCACCTCTGACATTAAACTCCATCCATTCAATCGCCTCTTCATCATCCCAGTCATTCAACTTCATTAGTATATCTATGCACTTGTCGTAATCATAAATAAGGCGGTCTGGCTTATCGAATTGTAGCCCGACCCCGATAATAGCGTCATCTAGCCCGTCTGCTTTCATCATTAGCCATGTTCCTTCATTGCCTGTTTAATATTTTTGTAGTTCTTTACAAACCATTCTATTTGATTGGAAGGGGAGCGACTCTCTTCTTTGGCTATTTTCCAAAGTTTTTCCCACACTTCTTTTTGTACTGCAACACTCTTATATCTTTTAATATCCATAGTTACCTCTAGTTAAACCATTGTTTTACATTTTCGCCCATAACTTCAGTGGCGATGTCCATTTTATTTTTGAGTGCTTTGACGATGCGCTCATCAACTGTACCCTTACAGATAAAGTCAATGTAAGTCACATTGTTCTTTTGCCCGATGCGATGCGCCCGATCTTCTGATTGCGTTCGAATCGCAAGGTCAAAACTATTAGCAAAGTAAATAACGTTCTGTGCTTTGGTTAAAGTAATACCCATACCACCCGTTTGTGGATTACCTACAAAGAACTGCGCTTCACCGTTTTGAAACTGGTCAATGGCACTGCTACGGCCCTCATCATTTACATCACCGAAATATTGTACAACTGATTTATCCCCGTAATCTTTTTTTAATCTTTCATAGATACGGGTAATGTCATATCGAAACCTAGACCAGATGATGGTCTTACCTTGTACCTCTTGTAAGACGGCCATGAGTTCCTCGATACGATTATCAGGTAGATCTATTATCTCACCTAAGTCCGATTTAAAATGCCCCGATAGGATTTGCTGCAACCGTAATAGCTGTGTCATCACATTGTTAGCAGTCATAAATTCTTTATCGTCTAAATGCGATACACAATACTTTCTAACTTCTTCGTAGACCCGTACCTGTTCCGCACTCATAGTAACCTCCCGAATTTGATAAATCTTCTCAGGTAAGTCTAGGCATTCTTCTTTTAACACCCGAGAAGAGAAATGCTGTAACAAAGAGTTAAGCTGCTTTAAGTTCTTGAATCCGACTACATCTCGAAAACTATGAGATTTTAAATGTCTTTGCACAATCACTGCATAGCGATATTGAAACTTATGAAACGAATCACCCACATCGCCTAATAAATTTTTAGACAAAAACCTAATCTGCGCCCATAAGTCTAGTGGTGATTTGGTTATTGGAAAGCCCGTCAAGATTCTTCTATAGATTGCAAATTCACTTAACTTAATAATATTCTTAGTGCGCTTTGCCGTAGGCTGTTTAATGGTTGTTGATTCATCTATCGCTAACATCGAACGAGAGCGCATTAAAAACTTTTGTAAGTAAGCGCAACCTTTTTGTGTAGACAGTGCTTCAATATTAATAATAAAGATTCTAAACTCATCACAGTTTTCTAAAAACTCTTCACGTTCTTTTAATATTTTTTTGGAAGTCGTAGGTTTCCACACCACCATTTTAGTTTTTATGCGATCAGGTAAATGATTTGGTATTTCTTGTTCAGCCCAGTTCCTGTAAACACCTTTAGGTGCAGTAATAACCAAAGCGTTTATTAAATTATTTTCGTATAGGGTCGCAGCGTTATCTATACATACTTTAGATTTACCTGTCCCCATCTCCATGAACCACGCATAGTTTTTAGAGTTCCAACATTTTTGCAACACTTCTTTTTGGTGGTCATACGGTTTCGTCTTGAACACATATTTCTTCATTTACACTTTCCATTATTTTCATTAAACGTAATAGTAGATCGTAATCGTCTTCGTTATCTGTATCAAAATTTATGGTCACACTTACTTTCAATGGGTAAGCCCTACTTTTATGTCTTCAATCTTTTCTTCATGAACCGTGATTCGTGAAGATTGTGACTTGTTAGATTCTTCGACTCTTTTTGTTATTTGATTCAATGCTGCCTTTGCGCCATGTTGCCAACCTAATTTAAATGCAGCTATTTCTCCTTCTGTGTTTAATGTATCCAAATAATTTTGTGATATTTCTGCGTCATCTAGCCAATTTTTATTTTTTTTCATATTTTTTCACCTTTACCTATTGATTTATGTGATATCCCAGATTATACTACCAAAACTCATCGCTAATCAAGCGATTTAACATAGAAAGATGGAGAATGAAAGATGATTGAATATAGGTTGATACCAGACAGTGTTAAGAAGACAGCATTAATTGGCTTATCTATGAGCCGTTGTGTTGTTGATATATTAACTAACAAGGTAGAGTTGGTTGATGTTGTGGGTATGATTACAAATACTCGCATATCAAACTACAATGCCATTAAAAATGTCTGTAAAGACTACCAAGAACATTTTGGTGATTCAGTAGGTAGTCTTGATGATTGGATTGACACCACGATGTATTTGGTTCTTAACACTCGATTCTTTCAGTTTAGGGTATGGGAGCCAGAGTGTGATCGATTAGGTATTCGCTTCGAACCTTACGATAACTATAAGAGAAACCATGGTGACATAAACCATTGGCTATCTGTAAATCGTGATGCGTTTGTAGGTTTGCATGTAATTTTTAATCAGCCTTCCCACACGAGCGCAGTTATACCAGAGCATTTTAATCAACAACTATGATTTAAGGAAAATATTATGAAAGAAGAACTTTTTAAAGAACTAGAAGCAGATGCGATGGATTTTGCAAAAGCTGACACAGAGAGTGTTAGTGACTTAACAACAATCATTAATGAAGCTGAAAAGTGTAGATTAGAATTAGAAGAGGCTGAGAAGGCCGTTAAAGAGATTCGCAAAAGGTATGATGCTTATAAGTACGAGCGAATACCGAATCTAATGCAAGAGATGGGTGTCACGGAATTACAGGCTGGAGATACAAAAGTTAAATTAAAAAACTATGTATCTGCGCGTATGCCCAAAGACCCTGTATTAAAAGCAAAAGCGTTAGAACATTTGCGAGAACTTGGTAAAGGCGACTTTATCAAAAATGATGTGACAGCTACCTTTGGTGTTAATCAAGATGACCGAGCAGTAAAATTACTTGGTGAGCTTGAAGGATACGGTTATGATGTTACGTCTAAAACTTGGGTCGAACCACAGACTCTAAAAAAAGTGGTAAGGGAAAGTGTCGAGAATCGTGAAGGAATTAACTTAGATT